AACATGAGGTGTTTGATAAAAATTGGAAAAAAATGATTGAAGAACTAAAATTTAGAAATAAAAGCAATAAAAACAATAAAATGGGAGGTAGACGCAAATCTTGTAGAAAAACTCATCGGAAATCTTGTGGAAAAACTCGTCGCAAAAATTGATTCACACAGATTTATTATAATTGCTATCATAAATCAAAAACAAATCCATGACTTACACGAAATCAAATATTTGGCCATTATTGATATGTATAGTATTATTGATAGTTTCTCTTATCGCGTTCTTAGATGGATGTGACACCAGTTTGCCAGGGAGTTGTATATATTATCGACCCTTTCAAGGAAAAATCGTTGAATTTTATTCAAAACCAATTGAATGTGAATCGTGTGATAAAACCACAAAAAAATGCGAAAAATATGCATGCTATGATTGGTTTGTTCAAATATCACAAGAAAACCCCGAAAACATAGAATGTCATTCACTGATTAAATCGAAATTATCATATCCTGTACAAAATACTACAACCGAATATCATATATATAAATTAAATCATATGTATGAAGTTTTTCAAATGACAAAACATCCTGAAACATGTATTATTGATAGTATTGGAACTTATGAATCCAATACAATAACCGGCATTGTTTTATTCCTATTATTCGGAATCGCATTTGCTTATTTAATATTATCGTTTTGTGCGAATCATCGAAGTTCACCGAAAATTGTGTTTCAACCAGTTTCAAATCAAGTATAAAACGATTTATAGATTATTGTTCAGTTTCACTTTTTTTCTTAGGCAATAAAAGTCCATGTAATTTCGAGATATCAACTCCACTAGGAATCTCATAGTTTTCCGATGTTTTTACTTTTTTGATTTGTTTCGGGACAAGAGTTGCCGGCAATTCATTCATATCTGAACCACGTGTACCTCCAGGTCCCAGATTCGTTAACATCGGTTTTGCTACATATCTGTCCTCATATTTTCCACTATCAACAGCGTCTTTGGTATATTGTACGCCTCCCCAATTTGGGTCCATTGGATTATCACTTATGGGAAGAAGAGTGCCACTTTCATGAATCGCATCAAGTTCGGTGAATTGTCCTTGATGAAGACCGATTGGGTCAAAACCTGCGAATCCTTTATTGAAACCGGAATCACGACTGGCATCGATAATTTTCACAGGGGTGCCTTGGATTTGTGTAGGAACTGTTCCTGATAATTGACCCAAATCGCGTATAAATAAATTAGGGTCGACTCCGCGAGGTATTTCACCGGTCATGTCGAATGGACTTGTTCTAACACGATACACATCAGCACCTTGAGCATTATTTTCATATTGTAAAAATAATACTGGACATCGTTTTCCGGCTCTACGTTGAATTTCTAAATAATTGATATATTCATCTAAATTATAAAATGGTAATGGATTTTGTCCGGGAACTTCAGGAGAGTTTGAATTATATAACAATAATACATTGCCTTTTTTCAAGAGAAGATTCGGACAACTCTTATCGGTTTCAAAACCTTCTTGTTTAGGAACGGACCCGGAATATGTAAGACAGAAATAGAATCCGGCTAAAAATGATAAAATCGAAAATATAATGATATAATCTTTCTTTCCATACATAAAAAGGATAACCAAGAAAATTGTGTGGGACTAGGGTAATAAGACAAAACTGTTTATCTATCAATATTAATGAATCCTGGAGCACCTGGTGGAGGAACGAGTTCAACTGGAGGAGCCATTAAAAAAATGTTCAAAGGGAAAACAATGTTTTCACGCGCGATGTTGAATTTAAATGATAACATTATGAATATCAATAATAGTAAATTGTTTGCCGGATTAATGATTATTACTCTGAATATTGCATCTAAATTTGTAAATTTCAAATTAGGAAAAACCACCGAGAATTATTTAAAATACACATTTAGCAAACAAATATTAGTATTTGCGATTGCTTGGATGGGTACTCGTGATATTTATATTGCTCTCGGATTAACACTTATTTTCATCTTTATTTTTGATGTATTATTAAATGAAAATAGTATGTTTTGTATTGTACCTACACATTATCATGAATATTACAGTAATTTAGAAACTCAACAAGAAATCTCTCATGATGATTATGTAAAAGCAAAAACCACTGTAGAAAAATATGAAGAACAAAAAGAAAAAGAACAAGAATAAGAGAAATAATATGAAGGTTTATTTGTGATAAAGAAAACCAAATAACAAATATAAATGACAACAGCAACAACAGAAATTAATGATGCGAGAAGACCAATTGATTTTCGCGGATATAGTTTTTCCAAATATAAAAAAACCGATGTAAAAAAGGCTCTCATTAATAACATTTATAATGGAAAAATAGAACCGGCTTGTTATTGGGCGGCTGAATTTATATGTGCCGGTCATTATTATGATTTATGGGAAACAATCATCTATTACGTTTCGAAACATATTCATACCGGTAATATTAAAATTGTTTGTTATCTGAATATGAGATATCAAGCATTTCGCGATATTCTGGCGGATGGAACATGTTTAACAGAACTTCATTATCGAAATCATAATCAATTACGACGCCTTTTCGCCGAAATTATTACTGTTTTGACGATATCGCCAAAGAAACCTAGTTTCGAAATAGTAAAATTAAATCGAAATGAAGAATTTGATATTCGACAAATGGAAGAGAGATTTAAAGCACCATCTGCCAATTATTGTCGACCTATATTTCGAGAAAAAGACCCAGACGAAGTATTTATTGCTCTCAATGAATTCTCATATCATATATCGTCTGAGAGCCGAAATGCCGTTTATGCTTGTTATTGGACAGAATGGATAATGGAATTCGAGGTTATTTGTAAAAAACGCAAAGACCCTATATTATGTGGTGAACGTCGAAATTTCGTATCTACATCGGTCGATAATCGATTCGCAAGAGACATTGTTTGGTTAATCTGGGATTCTTTATTGCATGAAATACGAAAACGCGGCAATCAATTATTGAGGAAAACAATGGAATCTTTATTGGATTTATACCAAATCAAATACACTGCTGGATGTTTTAAAAAAAGAAGATATATCTTGTATTATGCGATAAATTTATGTACTGAATTGGCTATTGATAATCATGTTGATTTAGTCACAAATAAGAAATTTATAGAAATTGCGATAACCAATATTGATGATATTTATTCACAAATTAAAATCAATGAAGTAAAACCAGGAACGGATTATTTATTTAATGGTTTAGATAAAGCATTAGCAATGGAAAAATCATTAGAACGATTAAATATGGCATTACAAATGGGTAATACTATGGGTAGCGGTGGTCCAGACCTAAAAGAATTAGAAGATGATATATGAAAATGTGTATAACTCGTATTATGGATAATATATGCGCCACAATAGTATGTATGATTTTAGTATGTGCAGTCGCAAAACGAAAATAAATATACTCCCTTAAAATACAAGATTGTTTTTGTGTTTTGTGTTTTGTGTTTTGTGTTTTGTGTTTTGTGTTTTGTGTTTTGTGTTTTGTGTTTTGTGTTTTGTGTTTTGTGTTTTGTGTTTTGTGTTTTGTGTTATTGAAATGCTCTTCCTGAACGCATAAATTCAGGAATACATTCTAATTCATATTCGGCTTGTATTTGAACCATGTAATATTCGATAGGTCCATGTACAAGATAATTATAACTGTTAACACGATAATTATAAATTTTGAGAGCTCTTTCTCGAGCAGCGGCCATGATTGCTTCTTCTTGTTTGGCGGTATATTTATTTGATGAATTGTTTCCCATTTTGCTTATATAATATATAAATAAATATCATATAAGAAAATCAATTTTTACTTTTACCCATCATTGTTGAGAGCCTGACAAACTCTATAAAATATGTCATTTAATAAAAATCCATCGCCTCCATAACGATGAAATTCGACAGTATATTTATTTGGATTTGTATTATGATTCGCATAAATACGAATTTCCGCATGTAATTGACGACCAAATTGGCCTCCTAATACATGATTAATACTGAATATAGATACTGAATCTGGATATTGGTAATGAATTTGATGAATTGCGAGAGATGTTTTAATCGCAATTTCGATGTCTTCAAGTTCAGTATTGATTTCAATATGAAGAGGACTTAAGCGAAACGGAACTTCGGGTATATGACGAACTATATCAACCCTTTTGAGTATGGTTTGAATATCTTTTTCAGAGAGAGTTCGTTGCATCGTTAAATAATATTCGTATAAAATCTAGAATTGTTTTTATATTTTCCTATTTTGCAAAAGAATTTCAATTTTCATTATGTTTATTCATTGTTTCGCGAACATTATCCAACATTGTAAAAATCAGTAGAGGTTCATTTCGAAATTCTATTTTTATCTGTTGATATTTTTTCTGCATTTCAATATTCGCCAATTCATTCGCATCTGGAAGTGACTCCAAATAAGTCATCAAATCATTACATGAATATCCACGATTATACATAGTTTCCGCAATTTCAATCATTTTTGGATGTGTCAAGGGAGACTTTAATTCCTTATCTAAATATTCTTTTAATTCTTTGCCTCCCATGGAGATCCACGGGTCGATTTCTGTGAAATGATAAGTTTGATTCAAATGAAGTGTATGTAGATTTACACTTGGTTTTCCATAGGTTAATCCGACAATAGGTGATTTGCCAACAGCAAGAGCAGGAAAGTTACGCATAATTGATTCGGATTTATCGGGGATATAAATCTCACAGAAACGGGATAAGATTGGATTCAATAATTTATATTTATTCTCTACAATGATAAAAAAACGCGTATTATAACTGAAAACTTCGATACAACGTCGGAGAGCCGATTGTGCGTCGGTGGTTAATTCATCCGCATTGAATAGGACGATGCTTTTGAATTGAACTAAATTATCAGATTGAATATTGGTTTTCGCGAAATATTTGAGGTCTTCACGAATGAATTTGATACCTTTACCATGGGCACAATTCACATACAT